ACTTGTTTCGCAGCTTCGGTTTTCTGGGTGATTGTTTCGAGGAAGTCCATTGTTTATCTCCTTTGTTGTTCACAAGATAACAATAGCCAACAATTGCCCATACGTCAACAGCTATTTTGAAGAATCTTTGATATATTTTAAATTTAACGGCGATTTACTGGCGACTTCACATTTCAGGATAAATGCAGCATATGCCGTGTTAATGATTTCATGCGCCCGTTTGCAGTCTGGGTGGTCTTTTATGAGGTTGATTGCGTCTTGGGTAGTCATTTTTATAGCCCTATGGTTTTGTGGTATACGATTGGGAAATTATTAAACTGTCTTTGTGTGTTTCTTACCACCAGCCCGAAAGCCTCATCTGCGCTTTGCGCCTCTACAATTTCTAATTGTAGTCTTTCTTTTGTTACATCTCCATCATCACCACGGATAAAAAGGGCTACTGCATACCTGCCTAAGCTAAATCCTTCTGGTGAAAGATTGGTAAGTGCCTCTCTAACAATTTCCCCATAATGCACCGTATCGGAAATAGTCATTCTGCTTTCTTTACGCAAAACACTCAAAGCTTCTAATGCTGTTGTCATTTCTTCACCTTCATTCCATTCAAAATCCTTACAACCGCAGCCAGCTTGTAGCCCTTCAATTCAATCTTGCCAGTTTCCCAATTCTTGTAAGTGTTCAAACACACCCCCAACGCTTGCGCCGTGGCAAGTTGCGTTTGGTTCTTTGTCGTTCGGATTTGTTTTAGGTTCATTTTTTCTTGGGTCATTTTACATGCAGTCATTGTAATAATCTCTCCATCTTTCTTCGTAATATGAAACAATTTCATCAAAGCAATCAGGGCAAGATTTAACCCAATTACTGCGATCTTCTGCATACTGGGTATTCGTTCTCCGCCATTTAACAATCCTTAAGCGTTTATCGCAGCAACAAAACGCCAAAGGCCAGTAAAAAAGTGGTGGCTTCCATTCTTTCGTCTTCATTTTTCCTGTTTCCATGTTAATAAAATTGCTCCGTTTTTTTGATTTTATAACACCCTCGTGACAGTTACAGTTTTTTCTGTTTTTTTTGTGCTGAATTTCTTGCCGTGTTTTTTGCCTGTAAAATGGCAAGCCAAGCGAATTTGAGAATAAATAACTGCGCTGAACCTTTTCTTTTCGCCAAGTTCCATGTCATTTAATTTGTATTTTGATTTCATTTTTTATCCTTGGAAAAAGTAGCAGGGGATTTTAACCCCCTGCTATAAGTTATTTAGAACGGCACAGAGTCGTCTTTAAGCACTTCCTTAATGCTTTGTTTGCTTGCTGGTTTGTCAACCAAATAATCGGCAATGCTGTTTTTATCTGGGTATGCGCCTGATTTATCAACAGATACGCCAACTTTGCAGAATCCAGTTTTACCGACCAATGTGTAAGCCTGAAGTTCTCCACGCTCGTAGTCATTCAGCAGGCCAGCAGCTTCAGCAATGTGGCGCAACTTGTATTCCATCACATCTGGCATGAGATAATCAAAGATGTTCTGGCTTTTACCAGCATCGTTGAAAACCTTAACTTTCATCTTAATCATGTCACGGCCTGAATTAGATGTGGTTTCATCCGCTTCAAGAATTTCAAAAGCGTAATCGCCTTTAGGCCACAAGTTCGCCTCTGCGATTTCTTTTTCTGTTTTTGGTTTGAATTTCATTATTTTTTGTCCTTTTTGGTTGGGTTTACGTAGGTATCGTTAATATAACCGATGATTGCTGTGACTTTTTCTGTGTCCATTTCTTCCCAGCTTTCGCAGTTAGCAGCTTTGAACCATTTTTCAATCTGACCATCGGGCAGATTTACACGGTTCAAAAGGTCTTGAATGGTGTCAAGTTGATCTTTGGATGCCACAATAACTTGTTTCACCTGACCTTCCAGAACATCACGGCCAAACTTTTCAGCAAAACTGTCATATGACCATTCAAGTGTTTCAGCATCCTTAAAGCCAAGCAAACGTGATTTGGTAACACGCGCTTTGTGCTGACCAGCTTGTTTAAAGATGTTTAGGCAAAGATGCAGTTCATATTCTAGCTTGTCATATGCGTCAAAAGTAACGCCGATAACGTTGCGCTGTTTTTTTTCATCAATGCCGTAAAGGTCTTTTTCATGGGCAATCAGGATAACGTTCATATCCATGCGGGTTAGCCATGAAATCAATTTACGCATATAGGCAACGGCTGGTTTCTTGGATGCGCCAAAGGCATCTTTATCGCCTAAACGTTCCGCTTCTTTGGCAATTTCCATTGCATAAATTTTGCTAATGCTGTCAATCACAACCGTTTTATAGTTATGTTTTTCGGTTGCCAATGCTTGAACCTGTTCAAGGACATTTTCAAATGAAAGTGAACCTTGCTCAACGCCAAAATATGAACCACCAGACTTTTTAAGTTTGTCTGTATAGTGAGCCATATCCGCACCACCTTCGGTATCAATAAAATAGACCGATGGGAAGTCAAGGCTTGTCCAAGTCTTGCCAACACCCGGTTTTCCAAAGATCAAAACCTTTGGTTTGCTTGGTTCGGCAGTTTTAGGGTCAACCGCTTTAAGTTTAGACATATTTTTTCTCCGTAGTTATGATAGGATGCTTTTATATGCGCTATCCTTTCGCGCTTAAAACAGTTATAAAACAACTATAAAACATTGGCAAGTAAAAAATGAAAAAAAATGACGAATCCTTTAATCAAATTTATGTTGTATCTTTCTTAAAGAAATTGCAGCTAATTAACGATTGCTTTACCTTTTGGCATACACCAAACGGGGGAAATAGAAATATAGCTGAAGCCAGTAAGCTAAAAATGATGGGTGTATTGGCTGGCGTACCAGACTTAACAATCATGGCATATAATAACATTCACTTTATTGAGTTTAAAAAAGGCAAAGGAAAGTTATCGAAAGAGCAGAATGATTTTATCTCCCGCGCTGGTGGATATGGATATAAAGTCCACCTTGTCGCTGGTGATTCGCCAAGTGAAATTGTTCCGCAAGTTGAAAAAATCATGATTGATAACTTTGGCTTTAATCAAATTGAAACATCCAGAATTTCATCAATGGTGTTGTCGTGACGGGCTTCAGGCATATAAAAATCCTTATATGACGTTATGCGGTCAAACTTTCCATCCTTCTCAACCGAGATAAGTTTAGGAATTTTCAGGGCTTCGTACATTTTATGAGTGGTAATAAATTCAATGTCAGCACCTTCGATATATCCACCGCCACGGGCGTTCCACCATTTCTTAGCTTTTGAACCCGCAAAGCCGCCATGTTGCAAACAAATATATTCTTTCACAACGCTGCCATCTTGGCAAACATACTTGACCATCAAGCATGGCGTTTTACCTTCTTTTTTAAGATTGTGTGGGCTGTAAATAACTTCATCAACAACCTTTTCAACGGGCGCAGATATTACCGCACCATCGTAAGCCTTATGAAGAATCTCCTCTTCATTCCTTGGAAACTCATGGCCACAATCTTTGCAATAAGTCGCAGCAGCATGTAAAATGCTTGCGCATGAGGGGCAAAACTTCATGGGGGCAACGCCATCGCCTTTTTCTTTTTTATCCTTGCCTTTGATCTGGTCTAAAAAGCCATGGCGTTCAATATTTCCCGCAAAGTCCAGAAACAAACAATAAGGCTTTTCGCTGGCGGCAATTGCGGCCTTTCGTGCTGTTGCCGTTTCATAGGGTGATAGGTCAATAATCGTTCTCGTGCCGCGCCCTGCCATTTGTAGCAATAGGCCACCGCTTAAGGTATGGCGCAGCATAACAATCATGTCCACATTAGGAACGTCAATTCCAGTTGTCCAAACTGCATTGTTCGTAACCGCTCTTAGCTTGCCTGATTTAAAATCCTCTAAAATGCGTTCGCGTTCGTTATCAGGCGTTTCACCCGTAACAGTCTCGCAGCTTATGCCACGGCTTCTTAATTCATCACGGATTGCAAAACTGTGTTTAACGCCATTGCAAAAGACAAGCCATGATTTTCTTCCCTTGCCGCGCTCAATCGTTTCAGTCACCGCCTGACTGTTTAAGTCATATCGGTTGGTTGCTTCTTCAAGATCTTTTTGATTAAACTCTCCCGCAATTTTGCCAACGCCAGAAACATCAAAATAAGTATCTGTATGCTTTGCTCTTAATTCGCAAAGATAACCATCTTGAATTGCCCTGCCAAGGCCATAGCTAAAGCAAATTGTATCAAACATGGCATCATCACCAGAGGTCATACTTCCGCTATCAAGTCTGAAATCTGTAGCCGTTAAGCCAACTATTTTCAAGTTAGGGTTTTTATCGATTAACCCAGAAATCAAGGTTTGCCACATGCTTTGGCTTTTTCGGGAAATTGTATGCGCTTCATCAACAATCAATAGGTTTGTTTTTGGAAAGTCTTGCGCATAAATTGATTGAATACCACCAAAGGTTATTTGGCTGATATTTTTCATTCCTAATCCAGCGGAAAAAATCCCTATATCGGCATCAGGCCATATTGATCTTAACTTATTAGAATTTTGCATAAGCAATTCCGCAACGTGAGTTGCAACAATAACCCTAATATGTGGGGCTTTCTCCATCAATCGCTTTATCAACCTTGCAATAATGATAGATTTGCCTGTGCCAGTAGCAGCCGAAATAAGCGTAGACGAGACACCAGATTGTAATTCCTTAATCGCAGCATCTACCGCATTGATTTGATAATCCCTGTCCTTAAACATCTTTCTTGCTCCACAACCGAACAGACTTTTTCGCCTTGTTATCCCAAACAGGTTTGTTTTCATACCCATTCATTTTGAGAATGCCAGAAATGCGCTTAAGTGTTTTTTCGTTTTTATCGGTTGTTCTCAAATCCATCTTTGCCAAAATATCCGATGATCTAAATTCATCAAGCTCAAGGCGTTCAACAATGCTTGTTACAATTTCATCCCATGCGTCTGTGCTGATACGTTTTTGACGCTCAATGTCTGCAAGGCTGTTTTCGGCTTCAGTCGGCCCAACATAAAGGCCATCACGGTAATATTTAACAGCTTCAGCCCATAATTGCTTTTTAATGGCCGTAATTGCCGCAATGTCGATAATGCTATCAATCCATGCAGGCCAATAACGGCGGTTGCCTGAAGGGTCTTTTAGGTATCCATTGTTATTCGTTGTGGCCGCGAAAACAAACTGACGGCCAAACTTTGAAACAGAACGATCATAAGGCAATTTGACTTCATCAACCGTTTGTGTAATCCAGTTTTTAATCAGGTCATCATCTTGCTTTGAAAACCCTGATAGTTCCGCAAGCTCCACAACAATAACTCCCTGCATCTTTAGCGCGGTATATTGTGATCCAATATCAGAAATTGAAATTGCGTCTGTGTGGTAGCTTTCACCGTCAAACGTAACCAATTCTTTTAATGCCGATGATTTATAAAGCCCTTGTTTGTCGCTGTCCAAAATCAACACATGGTCAAACTTGCAAGCTGGTTCATATATACGCTTAACCGCCGCTGTCATCCATTTTTTGAAAATAAAAGACAAATAGGCAGGTGATTCATTTTTGCAGCCAAGGTTATTAACCAAAAACGTTTCAAGCCTTGGTACGCCATCCCATTCAAGGCTTTCAAAATATTTACGTGCGCTGTGGAATTTATTTTCATTCGCCACAACCTGAATAGCTTTTAGCGTCTTATCAATAGTCATGGTTAGGCCGTAACGCTCCAATGTCGCAGCCGCTTGGGTCACGTTAATGTCTGTTATATTGGCGACTTTGAATTTATCCTCAAACTCCCATGGTGGGCAGCGTCCTAAAACGATGGATTGCTTAAACTCATCATAAACAAACACGCCCTTAAAATCGTCATGATGCAGCATGTATAAAATTGCATTTTGTAGGGAGGTTGCCACCATGCGGCCTTTCGCATCGCTGATTAGGTTTGACACCCAATCGGAATTTAAAACGGCGGGGGTCGCGCTTGAGGGCTGCGAAACCTTCAACGGAGAATCATCCCCGCCGCATCCGAATGCCAATTGAATGGCATCGAATTCTAAATCATTAAAATCATAACCAACTTTATTAGGCATAACAACCGTTACACCTGTTACAGACTTTTGAACGGAAGCCGCCGCCTTTTGACCTGTCTGGCTTTCATCGTTATCAGCAGCCACCACAATAGGGGTATTTTTATAAATACCGCGCAGCTTCTTTGCTACTGGTAATAGGTTGCCAGCATCAAAGGCCACAACAACAGCAGTATTAATTGCGGCGTAAATACTGCACCCCGTTGCGTAACCCTCGCATATGGTAATAGGTTCAAGCGGGTTGATCTGACCGATGACATGCCAGCAACTTTGTTTTTTACCCCCAAACGGAAATCTTTTCTCACCGTTTGGCTTAATCAACTGCCAAGAAACAATTTGGTCAACGTCTATAATTGATATCCATAAGCTATCTCCCAATACACGGGCAGAAACGGGGTTTATAGCCTTTGCGCGTGAATAGGTAGTTTCACCGCTAGAAAGTGAATGCCATATCTGGTTAGCCCTTAAAGCTATCTTTGCATGGCGTTTGGCAATATGGGCATCCTCTTCAGCCTTTCTTGCTTTCATCATGGCTTTGATACGGGTTAAATCAGCCCGTGTCATATCGGCATCATCACGCGCTGAATTGAAATGGCACTCAATGCCCGTTTTAAAGTCTCTGGCATAGCCATAAGCAAAATCAAGCTCTATGCGTAGCCAGTATGAGATAGAGCGTTTGCCGCCCTTGTCTGATGCTCCCGCTATACGCTTGAACGTATCAGCAGGCATAATATCTTTGGAATGTTTAGGGGTAATGCCAGAATTAACTATATATGTTAAAAACTTGGAAGTATAATCCATTTTATTCTCCATTGTTGTTTAGGTTCGCAGCCTATGGAGAGTGTATAAAATTTCTAAAAAGGTGTAAATAGGGTATTTTTATTACATAATATGGGGTTTATTACGGTTCATTACGTGGCGTTATTACACGTGTAATGGAATTTTATCCTTTAAAATCAAACACCTTACACATTACATGTAATTTTTTAAAAAGTAATGTAATAAATATTATATATATATATATATATATCAATTCTTATAGGGTTTTGGATGATTTTCTCTGTAATGTCGTAAGGAAATGGCTTAAGTGTTTGTTATCTTTGCCAGATTTCCATTACGGTGGCTTTGTAATGCTTCGTAATGTTGTAATATTTCTTTTTGTTTTCAGCGACTTAGACCAATGTGAGGGATTTTGCTTGGTTTGGCAAGTAAAAAAATATGCAAGATACTGTTTTTTTTACTTGCTTTCCTGCCAAATAAGCATAGAGTAGGGTTATGAACGATTAACAAGAAGGAATTAATCAAATGACAAAAGCAAAAGATATGAATTTACCTTGGTCATGGAGATCAAAGACTGATAAAAAGTTTCCAAAAGACTATGACCTTGATTGCATTGTGGATTTTAAGGGTAAACGTGTTTTAACTCATTACGGCAATCAAAAGAAAAACAAAAATAAACAGCATGATTTTATTATTAACGCTGTTAACGCTCATGACCTTTTGGTTTTCCAAGTTTCAGAAATGCGCCAATGTCTTATCGGACTGCAAGATAAACATTTAAGCGGTCAAGCTGCTGTTGTGCGGGCTATCGTTGAAAAGAAAATTGACAGCGCAACTGAATTACTTGAAAAAATTGGGGTGAAATCATGAATGAAGTAAAGCATACGCCGTTGCCTTGGAAGCTAATCGAAGGTCACGACAAAGTCTTTATTGAAAATGTAGATACAATGCCTAGCCCTTATCATGTTATTGCCCAGTTAGACTATTATACGTTTAACAACGAAAGCCCAAAAGATAACGCCGCTTTCATCGTAAAAGCCGTAAACAACCATTACACCCTGACAGAGCAGAGGGATGAGTTGCTGGAGGCTTTGAAAAGTATTATTAGTGCAGAGAGTGAAGCTCAAATGAGGCATATAGCATATGATTTAATAGTGAAAGCAGAGTCAAAATCATGACACGGGAAACAAACACACCATGCATCCACACGTTGCAAGATAGGCTCGATAAACTAGTAAAGCAAAGACATTTACTTTTGGATGCTTTAAAGGCATACCCAAGCGATGATAAATACTGGAACCATGTAGCAAAGCCAGCAATTGAGTGCATCGAAAGTGAAAGATTATGACCCGCACAATCGACTACATCATCGGCATACCGTTCGCA